TTTAAACTTTCATAAGCTCTTTTAATATCGTCTAAGTTCAAACGACCTGATGATTTTCTAGCTCTCGCTACAGCATAAGCAATAGCATTAATACGAACTCTGTTCTCAGCAAGTTCAGGTTTAAATTCACCCCAGAATTGTTGAGACTCTTGACTGTTAGGATCAAATAAAGCGTTGACATCTGCGAACTCACCTGATCCTTCAAAAGTTTCAATTTTACCATCTGAGAAATTTGCTGCTACATTATCTAATGTATTAGTTAAAATTGATATTTGATCATCTGCTGCAACTAAGTCAGCTATCATACCAAAACCTCTTTGCTTAACGTCTTGAATTAATCCAGGTAAACCAGCTATTGTAGGATCAGATAATAAGTTGTTAATAACAACATCAATACTGTTGATATTACGATCATATAACTGAATAGTAGAAAATTGTTCTGTTAAAGCTTTTCTAGGTAACACATCATCAGCTGTCATAGCTACTTTTTGATTAACCACAAGATCTCCAATGCCTTGTCCGATTGGCACCCATGTAGGTTGACCATTAGCTTGTAGTATAGCATCTCCGTTTGCATCTAACTTTGGTATTAAATACTCACCATTCTTTAATTCTTTAATTTGCCAGTTTCCGTATTCACCTGACTGAGGATGAGTAAAGCTACCCATAACAAAATCTTTAAATGTTTCTACAGGCTCTTGTTTAGGTACAAATCTTTCTGTATCAAAAGGTTGATTTTTTGGTAAATAGACAAGTTTATTCTTGTTTTTAGTATCCATCACCTCTATGTAATCCATACTATCAGAGGGCACGTGAACATTAGGATTAAGCTTTTCTGATTCTACATATTCAACTTTTTTTGTCGCTAAATTTATTACTTTTTTCCAATCTTTAGCTCTAAAATCTTTTTTGTCTCCATATCGACCAGGCTCTTGACCGTTGGCCACAGCAAATTCTTCGTAAGTTGTAAAGAATTTATTCTCTCCTACAATGTTATCGTAGGCAATAAAAGGCTGTGTGTAGTCTTTTGCTACATCATATTTTCTTTGTTCTTCGGGTAATTCAAAATCTTTCAAATATTGACCTAAAGTAACTTCTGTGTTAAGTCCTGTCGCTCTATCTTTAACTAATTTAAAAGTGCCGTTAAGATCTAAGTTACTTTTATTTTCTTGTTTAGCTAATTCTTGAAAAAATCCTAGATTAGAAAACATTGCTTGACTAACAATATTTGCTCTGTTGACTGCATCTTCTTGTTCTTTTGTCAAAGCGTAAGTTCTTTTTTGTGCCGCTATAGCTTTCTCTGCTGTCCTTACTTCTGCTTCTTCTTTTCTTGTTGCTCTTCTTGCAGCTGTAAATTCTGGTAATGTTTGTTGAACAGCTTGACCTAATACGTCTAAAGCTTTACCTCTACCTGTTAATAGTCTAGCACCAAAATTAATTAAAGAAGATGCTACGTCAGCTTCTTTTTGTGTCTCTATGGCTTCTCTTTCTGCAGAGTAATCTGTTTGATATAGTTGAGCTGCTTCAGCTGCATACTCTTCAGGTGTTTTTTGTGGATACAGTGCGTCAGCAAAATCATTAGCTATAGGATAAAATTCATTCATACCGCTTAAAATACCTGTTATCTTAGTATCTCCTAGTGCGGAAGGTTGTACAGCTTGACCTGTTTGATAGATACTAGTATCAACTGCATTCATACCTCCTGGCACACCAGTCACGCTAGGTATAATCTGACCTGTTTCGTGGTCTATATAAGGATTACCACCATGTTTAAGCTTGGCTACCTTTTGAAACATTTTTCTATTCAGTACGCTCATGCTTATCCTATGGGATTACCTATGTTTAGTCCTTTGTATGCTCCGAGGCCCATGATCCCTAGTCCTGCAACTTGCATTAACGGACTAGTTGATGGTTGTTGTTGAACTGCCATTTGTGATGCTGGTGTACCTGTTAGTATACCAGAGGCAAATGACAATCTTTGGAAAGGCTCTTGTGATGCTAGCTGTTGAGTTGCTCTTTGTGCATCAAACACATTTTGTCTTTGCTGTTGTGCTAAAGCTCCTGCTTGTTGTAATTGTGCCACATCTTGACTATACAATCCTTGTTGTAATTGTCCTAGTCCAGCTTGTTGACCACCAAGAGCTGCTAATTGTTGACCGACATTAAACTGTCTGCCTTGCTGTGCTTCAAAAGAAGATTGTGCTGTTTGTTGTGCTTGTTGAAAATTTCTTGATAAATCTTCAAAGATACGTCTTGATTTAATGTCTTGTAGGTTTCTTGCCATTTCAGCATTTTGTATACCAGAACGTTCTGTGCCAAAAGCTCCTGCACCAACAGCTTGTGCATCTACGCCTTGCTGTTGTAATTTTGATTGTCTATCTAATTCTGCTAAAGCATTTTGTGTAACCGCTTGTTGATAGGGATCCATGTAAGATTGTATACCTTCAGCAGTAGGAGCAAACATTCTAGCCGCACCTCTTGTAGCTTGTACACCTTCGCCTATTGTTTGTCCTGCTTGATCTAGAAAAGGTTGATATTGACCAATACCTTGTTGCGCCATACTCATGGCTTGTTGTTGAGCAGGATCTAATCCCGCTACTTGAAAACCTGCTATCGGTTGTGGTACACCAGCTCTACCTAATTTTCTTGCTTGAAAATCTGCTTCTGACTCACCCGCTTGTTTAACAGCATTAGGATCTCCAAATGTTGATGTTAATAACTGTTTACCTCTTTCCTCAATGTAAGGTGCCAGCCTACTATACGTTACTATCTCTTCAGCCATTATGCTATTCCTACCCCTCTAGATGAATCTGGATCTAATCTATTCATTAAATTATACATGGCCCGTGGTCCGCCAGCATTTTCTACTGCTTTTGCAGTCATTACAAACTCTCCATCGCTCAGCATTGCAGGAACTAAATCATCTTTAGGTCCGCCAGGTCCTGAGATTTGACCTTGCCTTCTTGGAAACTCTCCACCCATAGCATATTTATCCATATACTCTAAGTCCATTATACCACCATCAGCTGCGTAAGACATTTGATAGTTTGGTGGCATACGATTACCAAACTGACCATAGTATGGATCTCTTGGATATAGACTTGTAAAACTCTCATCATCCATGATACTAGAATCATCTTCGGCCATACTTGCCATTAAAGGAGGTGTTAATAATGCTGCGGTATTTGCATAAGCTCCTAATCCAGCTTTTGCAGCAGGATTAACTAATTCACCTGCTCTATATGTGTAACCTAACTGTTTTGCAACACTTGGATCTATTTGACTTATAGGAGTATCTACTGGAATACCAGTGGCCAAAGATTGATCTGCTGATATAGTAGCTCCAGCTGCCTCTTGTCCAAAACCTAAATTACTTTGCACTTTACCAAAAGCATCACTTAATGCTCCTTCTTTTCCACTAAATATATCACTAAGTGCGTAATTATCACCTTTACCAAAAGCTGTGCCTGCACCATATCCTCCAATACCACCAGAAATTACATCTCCAGCATCTCCTCCAGTTAGTAAAGGTACACCAGCACCTATCAGTGCAGATGCCATGGGACCTGCACCAAAGATACCAGCTATTGTACCAGCATACGGTGCAATACTTTTAAGTGCTTTCTTAGCACCCTTAAAAATCTTTTTTAAGAAAAACTCTGGTTGTCCTGTAACAGGATTGATTGAGTTAAAATTATTACCAACAATATATCTTTCAGGGTTAATACCCATGTCTAGCATTTGATTGAACAACATTGCTTTTAGTCTAGGATTAGAATCAAGAACTTCCATAGGCACAACAGTTTCACCTTCGGCAACGTGTGCGATATATGCGTCCTCGTATCTACCTAAATCTGCAATTTTAGAAACCTCGTGTTGAAATGATTCCAACCCTCTAGGTTCTAATTGTTGCATGCTATAATTCATGTTTAATTTGTTCCCCCGAATATATCCGGTATTTTGTTTACTTTAATTGCGACATCTTTTTGTATGTCTTCTTCAGTTGTGTCGGTGGCAGGATTTTGAACGTCTTTGATTGCTTCTTCTTCTGAGGCGTAGACTTCTCCTGTTTTGGCGTGTTTGATAGTTGTCTGTGTTTCCACATCTATCTTAGGGATTGTTTTCCCAGCAACCACGGTAGTATCTTCATTTATACCCATTTTTTACTCTCCTTGCAATATTTATGTTATCTCTAAAACACTTATAATTATGTGTAAATCATTAGCGTTTTGTGCTGTTGCTTTAATAATTTCCGACTCTTTTGCTACTAATAACTCAGACAATAATTCAGTAGATGTTTTAGCTGCTATAGATTTATCTTTTTCTAGTGAAAAAACAGCAGTAGCACTATCTGTTAATGTAAGTGTTAAAGTACAGGCATTGGAGGCATCATCGTTAGAAACTCGTATGGATTTTATTAAAGCTGTTGTAGCTGTTGGCACAGTGTAAATTGCAGTAGCATCTGTGGTTGTAAGATCTACTTTGTAATTTGTATATACGTTAGGCATCTATGATAAAAACCAGCTTACCCTTTCATCTTCTTCTCTTAATACCTCTGGTGTATAAGTATTGTTAAGCAAAAATATTAATTGTTCTAATGTTTGTATTAAGGTGTTTTGTTGTTGTTGACTATATTCTTTAGATGCTTGTGGTAATCTTGGTATTTGTATTTTAGACATTACGATCCTCTCATTCCATCTGGTTTAATATCTAATCTTAAAGTTCCGTATCTCCAATCATCATCTACAGCATCACTTTCAACTCTTACTGCAACTTGTCTGCCTCTAATACGAGTATCTTGTTTCTTTGTAGTGGTGCTCATGTTAAATGCTCCATGAGATTTTTGTGTTCCATTAGGATAAGGTCTAGATTTAATTGTTACATCTACTGTTCCTGCTTGTGATTTAAAATCTGGTATAATTCTACTGATAGACATAAATTGATCACCATCTGCGATGTCTACATCACCTGATTCTATATGTGCATTCATAGCACTACCGTCATCGTTTGCTCCACTTTCATGTAAATAAACAAAAGTTCTACCTGCTTTTAATCCTGTAATTGTAGATATAGTTGCAGTTGTATCAGAAGCCTCAAACTCAGCAGCATAAGGATTATCATATGTTCCTCTATCAGCCCAAGCACTTCTGGCCAAAGTTCCTATGTACCAAAGATTTTCTGCATAATTAAATACTACCACTCTGTCAATTTGACTAGAGTTAAGAGAAGGATAAAACCACATTACTTCATTGTAATCTGTGTTAGCTGCACAGAATATATCTTGCTTTGCATTCTGATTTAAATCATCAAAAACATAATCCTGCACTGTACATGGTATTTTTTGTACCGCACCATCAAATAAGAAGAAGGAGTCAGTACCCATCCAAAAAGATATACCACCTACATCTACTGCAGCATGTAAACCAATACATCCACAAGCAGAACCTAATTGATTAAAACCAAATGTAAAAGGGGGTCCTATAAACTGCATTTGATATAAAGCAGTATCTGTCCATATTAACACAGCACCTCTAGATCTAACAGCAGTCTGAATAAAATTACCATCAACAAGTCTTTTTGAACCTGCTGTGTTGGTTGCTGTAGGTGTCCAAACATTCTCAGCTTCTTGTCCAGACCACCTTAAAAACATGTTATCTTGAGTAGAGGAGGTTCCTATAGTTGTCTCTGTACCAAAACAAATGACATGTCTGTCGTCACCTGAAACTAACATAAATCTAGTTTTTGTAGGTGCATTTGAAACATTTGTTGTAGAAGCTCTATTAGAAGATAATCCTCCAGATGTATCCCAATAGAATAAACCACCGTTAAATTGCAATGCTAAAACATCTTCACCCCAATTATCAAGTGCCCATTTAGAAGATTCCAAAAGCACGCCTTGTCCACCTGTTAGACCTGATCTTGTTGAGTTCCAGGTAGATGCTCCCCATGTACCTGCACCCCAGCCGTAACCAAACAAAGATACAGCAGATCCTGTATTGATTTGATATGTTCCGTTGGCCGTGGACCCTGTAGCATCAGAACTAGCTGCGGCTTTCGCTTCAATAGTATATGTATTTGAGTCAGGAACAGTAAGTATTTCAAACTCACCTTGTAGATTAGCTGCACTAATACCGCCTACTGCACCACTAACACTTGCTATGCTTACAAAATCACCTATTAAAGCACCGTGACTAGAGTCAGTTATTGTTACTGTTGTAGATCCATTTGTTGTGGCAAACTGCGTAATGTTACCAGTAGCAGTTGTACGAATAGGAGTGATGTCTGCGTAATTATTTTCTGAATAAGCGTAGAGTTTTTTATTGGTGCCATAGATAGCATATTTAACACCATCAATACCAGAGTAAGTTAAAATAGCTCTTGTTGCACCCACAAGTGCATCACTAGTTACTTTTTCCCAACCCCCAATTTTTTCAGGTAGCCCATATCTAAAACGAACGTTATCACAATCTACCCAACGTCCTTCTGCACCATATTCGGTATTTTGTTTATCTATACCTGGTGCTATTTGCAGTTTTGTTAACGGCATTTAAGCTCCTAGTTAGTTGCGTAGAACGGTATCCAGTAATCAGTGCCATTTATATTGACACGAATATGACCTGTCAAAGATCCTACACTTGTATCTGTTGTAATACTTTTAGTTTGATCTGAAGCACTTGTGCCATCAAATCTAATAAACTCTTGATCTGTATCATCTTGATCCAATGTTAAACAAGCTATAGCACCAGAAGAATTTGCTTGACTAACTGTTACTAGTGCACTTGTTGGTGAACTTGTACCGAATCCGATTTTATCAGCAGACCCATCTATAAAGAAAGCGTGTGTTAAAGTATTTGTTTCTGCTCTAAAATCTACTGAAGCTCCTGATTCGTTAAAGGTAAAATTACCTCCATCTAAATCAACAGTGCTGGTAACTTTCATACCTCCAACGACATGTAATTCTGTAGAAGGTGAGTTTGTTTTAATACCTACACGATCATTACCTGCATCAGTAAAAAATAAGTTGGCATCTCCATTACCTTCAATACGAAAATCTACGTCGGCACTTGACTCGTTAAATACAAAAGTACCTCCATCTAATGATGTGTTACCTGTTACAGTCAGTGTTCCATTGGCCTTAATATTTCCTGCATCGTTCAAGACATCAAACATAGTAGATCCGTCAGAGTATAAAATATGTTTAGCACCCTGAACTAATTCTGTTCCTGTGCCACCAGCAGGTTTAAAGGTTAAACTATTGCCACCACGAGTTGTTGCATCATCAACTATATACCAAGTCTCTACAGCCTCACAACTCATAGTTGTGTTACCTGTCAAAGTACCTGTTAATTTTATTATAGCATTACTTTGTTCGTCAGTAGTTGATCCATCTGTGGTTGCTAAACTATCGGTAGTGCTCGCTACTGCAACAGAGACGTATCCTTTGACTGCTGACTCTACTTTTTGTAAATTGTTATTTGTAATATTACCCCAGGTTCCAGAGTTTTCACCTGTGGCTTGTAACTCTAGATTAAGGGAACTTGAATATGATGATGCCATGTTTTACTCCTAATCTGTTGAACCTGGTTCCACATCCACCCAGGTAATTGTCTGAGAATCATCTACTTCATTCCAAATAAAGAATGACGGATCACCCACACTAAAATTAATAATATTTTGAAACTTTTCACCAAAGGCAGTTTCATCTCCTAATCCTATAGTAATTTGTCCAGCAGTGCTAGTGCTAACATTAGCTGAAGCAGTTACAGTTTCCGTGCCTAAAGAAAAGGTAGAGGCTAAATCGGTGCCTGTTTGAGAAATTGCAACTGACGTAATTACGCTTTCATCTCCTAATCCAACAGAAAATGATAATCCACTAACAAACGGTGATCCTACGTTTTGTACACCGCCTCCTCTGACAGATCCTATTGCAAACTCTGCTAATGCTCCGTGTCCTAACATTCTACCTTGCCGTTACTGGCACTCCTTTACTACTGACAAATGGATGTTCTGCAAACGCTATGTAGCTGTATATGCCACCATTGGCATTAATATCATTACCATTTCCTTTTAATTTAAAACCATTAGATAAATAATCTCTTTCTG